GGGGTCTTGATTATTACTTTGTAGGGAACATCCATGATGAAGTACAAGCAGAAGTTAGATCAGACCAAGCAGACAAGTACGGAAGACTCGCAGTATCCTGCTTGGAAGCAGCAGGAATTGAACTTGGGCTTAACTGTAAGCTCACAGGAGAGTACAAAGTTGGAAGCAGTTGGGCAGACACCCACTAAAAACTGTACAGGGTGCGGAGTAGAGTTAATAGTAGGTAAGAACTGGCTTTTAAGTGCCGTTAAAAAACAATGGTACCTTTGCAGGTCATGTAATGCTGCAAATACCGCAAGGTTACGCAGAGCTAATCCTGAAAGGGTGAAGCTCGATCAACATAAAGCTATGTATGTCAATGGTAAATATATATCAAGAAAACACCCTCTGTACAAACCCGGACGCTACAAGTCCTTTGGGGATGCAGCCTTTGAGTCTTTAGATAACTACAAGACTTCAAAGCAAGGGCAAGTGTACATCTTGTACAGTCCTGCTTACCCTAGCTGGGTTAAGATAGGCATGGCAGTGGACGCAGAGGACAGGCTAAAGCAATTTCAAACAGGTAGCCCATACAGGGATTACATCTTGATAAAGGCTTATGACACCGATGACAGGCGCAAAGCAGAGAGTGAGATACATGAGTTACTGAGGAAAACTCATGGCAGTAAGAACGAATGGTTTGTAATCGCTGCCCCAGTAGCTAAAGAAATACTAGATGGATACTTCAATGAAGACAACTAACACCCTGATAGATGACATTTATGCTTTGGTGAAAACTAAAACACCAGATAGGTCAGTGGACGCTGAACAAATCATAGATGACTTTGGTGAAGCATGTAAAGACCTTATGCGTAAAGAGTTTACCAGTCGTGGTAGCTTTGATGGGCGCAAGTTGCGTATGTCCAACATAGGCAAGGACGACAGATACCTGTGGAACCACTACAACAATGTAGGGCCAAAGGAACAAATGCAGCCACATACGCTTGTGAAGTTTATGTACGGTCATTTGATTGAGGAAATGTTGCTCCTGTTTGTGCGTCTAGCTGGTCATACAGTGACACATGAGCAAGCACAGGCCACCGTAGAAGGTATCTCAGGTAGCATGGACTGCAAAATTGATGGCATAGTGACTGACGTTAAGTCAGCCAGCAGCTATGGATTCAAGAAGTTCAAAGATGCTACGCTTGCATTTGATGACCCCTTTGGGTACATAGATCAAATCAAAGGATACGCTAAGTCTGAAGGTGAGACACAGGTAGGCTGGCTGGCTATGGACAAAGCTAACGGTCACTTGACTTACCTAAAGTATGACCTAGAGGATGCACAGGCTCCTGTCTATGAAGCTCTCAAAGGTGACATAGCAGAGCGCATCATCCACGTAAAGGAAATGGTACAGCAGGAAGAACCCCCTGAACTATGTCATCAGCCTGTACCTGATGGTAAGTCAGGCAACATGAAGCTGGCTACAGGTTGCTCTTACTGTCACTTCAAACATGCTTGCTATCCTGAGCTACGTACATTCTTGTACTCAACAGGGCCAAGGTTCTTAACGGAGGTGGTGAATGAGCCTAAAGTCCAAGAGATTACGTAGGGCTAGTATCTACAGGTCTGGCCTTGAAAAGAAGTTTGCTCAGTTAGTGCCAAAGCGTAGATACCTGTATGAGCCATATGATGTACCATACGTGATGCACAGGAAGTACAAGCCAGACTTTGTTGACAAGAAGACAGGCGACTACATAGAGACTAAAGGTTTCTTTAGGACAGGAGATACCCAAAAGTACACCTCAATACGTGATAGTATTGCACCCACTAAGTTAATTTTTGTCCTGTCTGACCCTAACAAGAAGGTCAGGAAAGGTTCTAAGATTACAATGGGGCAATGGTGCCACAAGGAAGGCTTTGAGTTTTACACAGTTGATGAGTATGTAGATCATGTCACTAACAATGGATGAAGTCAGAGAACGTGTCTTAGCGAGATACGACGCAGAAGACTTGTTAGAAGCCTTGGACATAACGTCCGAGGAACTAATTGACAGGTTTGAAGATAAATTTATTAATCGTTTAGCCTTCTTTGAAGAAGATGTAGACGGAGAACTAGAGGATGACAAGGCAGATGAAGATGAGTATTGATGACGCAACCCCAGAAGAATGGAACAAAGTAAACAGGAAGAAAGACTGTGAGTGGATGGATGAAGTAGTGGTTAATGACCACCCCTTCTTTGGAGATAAACCGGACAACAAACCGGACATGGTGAACCGTCCAACACACTACAACAATGGCAAAATGGAATGTATTGATGCCATTCACGGTATGCTCACACACGATGAGTATATTGGTTATCTCCGTGGTAATGCACTCAAGTATAACTGGCGCTGCCGCTACAAAGGCCAGCCCATAGAAGACTTACGCAAAGCACGATGGTACGAAGAACGATTGATTGCCTACATGCTGGAGCACCCAAGTGACAAATAAGACAGGCACACAGGACTACTTAGGTATACAGATTGACTATGATAGAGAGAAAGACCTTAGTGTATTCTCACTAGAGACACTGAAGGACAGATACTTCTGGGAGGATGAAACCCATGCACAAGAAGCCTTCGCAAGAGCATCGGTCTATAGCGCAACGTATCAAGGCCATACTGACTACAATCTTGCACAGCGACTTTACGACTACGCAAGCAAGGGCTGGTTCGGTTTTAGCACTCCTATACTTAGCAACGGGGGAACCACTCGTGGTTTACCTATTAGCTGTTTTCTCAATTATGTTCCAGATTCAAGGCGTGGTTTATCTGACCACTATGATGAGAACATATGGCTGGCAAGTGGAGGTGGAGGCTTGGGTGGATATTGGGGTGCTGTTAGAAGTAATGGCGTTTCAACTTCTAACGGTAGTCAGTCTACTGGTAGCATTCCATTCATGCACGTAGTTGACAGTCAGATGCTGGCGTTTAACCAAGGAGTAACTAGACGAGGATCATATGCGGCCTATATGGACATCAGCCATCCAGAGGTTGAAGAATTTATTGCCATGCGGAAGACTACTGGAGGTGATCTTAATAGAAAGTGTCTTAATCTGCATAACGGTATCACTATTACTGACGACTTTCTTACAGCCGTTAAGAACGATGACCAGTGGAGACTGATTGACCCTAAGTCTAAGCAGGCCATCAAGACTGTATCGGCAAGGGACTTGTGGTGGCAGCTAATACACACTAGGGCAGAGACAGGGGAACCCTACATTGTTAACCTAGACCGCTGTAACGAGGCTCTACCGGAGACACAGAAGGACATGGGGCTAGAGGTACGCCAGAGTAACCTATGCTCTGAGATTACCTTAGCGACTAGCGAGGAGCGTACAGCAGTCTGTTGTTTATCTAGTGTGAACCTAGAGTACTTTGACGAATGGAAGGACGATGAGTTATTCATCAGTGATCTAATCACAATGCTTGACAACGTGATAGAACACTTCATTGACAACGCTACACATGGAGAACATGCGTGGCACTTTAATGACACCTTTGGGGAGTTTAGTAAATATGTTCAGCCAAATAAAACAGGCTTTGCAAAAGCCGCTTACAGTGCATATAGAGAACGCGCAATTGGCCTTGGAGCGATGGGCTTTCACAGCTACCTACAACGCAATGATATACCTTTTGAAGGTATGTACGCTGCCAGTTTCAATAACAGAGCATTCAAGCACATTAAAGATAGAGCCACATCAGCTTCTAGTGTTCTTGCATCTGAACGTACTGAAGCACCTGATATGGTTGGTGGGAACCTTCGTAATTCTCACCTTCTTGCTATTGCTCCTAATGCCTCTAGTAGTATTATATGCGGTGGAACGAGTCCTTCAATTGAGCCAACTAGGGCTAACGTATTTACGCACAAGACTCTGACAGGATCATACAAGGTAAAGAATAAGTATCTGGAGGAGTTACTTGAGAAGAAAGGTATTAACAACGAACAAACGTGGAAAGATATTGCTGCTGCTGAAGGCTCTGTTAAAGACTTGGAGAAACTCACAGAAGAAGAAAAGGAGGTATTTAAGACAGCACCTGAACTTGACCAGCGATGGGTCATCGAACACGCCTACCAAAGACAGAAGTACATCTGTCAGGCGCAGTCAGTAAACCTGTTTTTTGAGCCACCACCGGCTACAGCACCACAGGAGGTACACAATGAGTATCTGGAGTACGTTAATCACGTACATTGGACAGGAGCTAACAAACTCAAATCTATGTATTACCTGCGAACTACAGCGGCTAGAAATACAGAGAATGTTAACATCAAGATACCAAGAATTAACCTAGAAGACGGAGAGTGTTTAAGCTGTGAAGGATAATGAACACCCTGTCTACAGGGCTAAATTTTACATACCAGAGCTAAAAAAGTCTGTATCATGGAAAGAGTACTTAGATTACTACAATGACTTAGATGAGCAATTTTGGCTGTACAGTTACTATTGCTCTCAGATGTGGGCAAGCTACATGGACGACAAATGCAAAAGGCGTGAAGCACCATTGAGCTACAGAGAGTATGTCGATAAGTACACAAAACTGTTAGAGGAAGGATTCAATGATAGACCAAAAGATTAGCGCCATGAAGCGCCTGTACAACGCTGAGATAGACGTTTACAAGGCAGAGGTGCAGAACTACCTAGACAACCCTGTGGGCGTA